ATGTAGCTGATGATGGTTCTGTTATGTTACAAACTCCTGATGGTTCAGAAGCTAAACTTAATTATGGTGCTGCAATGACAGCGTTTAATAATAATTTAATTAGTGGTGGTAAAGCTACTTGGTCTGCAGGAGGGGATGAAGAAGAGGTTGTAGAGGACACTACTGATGATGATACTGAAGAAGATGTGGTACAATCTACTCAACCTGTAGCTCCTAAAGGAGTCCCTGCTAGTATTGCAATAGAACCTTCAGCTAAAGATGTACAAGATGCTTTAGAAGTATTCACATCTACAGGTGTAAATTTACCTACTGGTGTTAATAGAATGAAAGATACTGTTTCTGACACTCCAGTTTTAGGAGGCATGACAGGAACTACTGAAGTAGAACTTCCAACTTTTGAATCTAAAACTCAGCAACAATCTAAAGATTTTGAACAAAGAGCTAAAGATCAGGCTCAGTTAATTAAACCACAAACTCTGGCAGAAAAAACAGCTGCAGGTAATATTGGTAAATTAGAACAAAGACTATACAGAAACTCTGTAGGAATGAATACTTATGTCTTAGGTGTTTATAATCAAAATGGTGAATGGACTCCTTCACAAGGAATACCACAAGGATATGCTCAAGTAAAACAAAATGATGATGGTGGTTTACAAGAAGGTGAAGAAGAAGATGAGGCTACTGTTAATGTAGATGGTGAGGAATTAACGCAAGAAGAGATGGCTCAAGAACAAGCTGACCTTACGGCAGGTGCAATAGCCAATCCTGCAGGTACAGCTAGTGCATCTTCTGTAAATCAAATGACTGGAGATGAAGAAGGTACAGTTATGTCAGGTACTACAGGTCAAACTCCCGGAGTTGCACCTATTGTTGATGATCCTGCTCAAGTTGAAAAAGTTACTACTGTTGATACCCCTGAAGAAAAAGAAGTAGAGAAAGCAGGTCTAACTACTTCAAAAGATGATATGAAGAACGAGTTAGATGGTGTTAATCCTCAGACAGGTACAGTAGGTACAAAGATAGAAGCTCAAACATCTGACACAACTAAGGTAGGTGATCTTGAAGCTGAACAAGGTACAGCTACAGTAGTAGAGAATGCGCCTACTAGAACTTTAAAAGATGGTGAACTAATTGATGGTAGTACTGTCGATCAAAGTAAAGTTAGTGATATCTATGGAGATAAAAAACTTGAAGCCGTAACTGTATCAGGGGAACTGAACAGAATTATTGGTAGTATTGAAAGTGGTAAAACTCCACCTTGGGCTGCAGGACAAATGCGTAATGCTATGTCTATTCTAAATGCAAGAGGTCTCTCAGCTTCATCTCTTGCAGGTCAGGCCGTAATACAAAGTCTTATGGAATCAGCTTTACCTATTGCTCAAATGGATGCTAATAATAAACAAGCTGTAGCTGTAGAGAGTGCAAGACAAAGAGCAACTTTTTTAAATCAGGAGTTTACACAAGAGTTTGAAACTAAGGTTAGGAACTCAGCTAAGATCAGTGAGATTGCTAATTTAAATTTTAGTGCAGAACAACAGATAGCTTTAGAAAATGCTAAGATGGCTCAGACTATGAACTTAGCTAACTTAGGTAACAAACAAGCTATTGTTATGGCTGAAGCTGCACAAATTGCAAATCTAGAAATGGCTAGTTTAAATAATAGACAGCAAGCTCAAGTACAAAATGCACAAAACTTTCTAGCTATGGATATGGCTAACTTAAATAATGCACAAGCTACAGAGATATTCAAAGCACAGACTATGGCTAATACAATACTTAGTGACACAGCTGCAACAAATGCTAACGCACAGTTTAATGCATCAAGTGAGAATCAAGTAAATCAATTTTATGCTACTATGCAATCCCAGTTAGGACAGTTTAACTCTGCTCAAACAAATGCTATGAAGCAGTTTAATGCAGGGGAAACTAATGCTATTCAAAAGTTTAACTCTGAAATACAAAGTGCTAGAGAAGTTTTTAATGCACAGATGTATGCACAAATAGCACAAGCTAACGCTAAGTGGAGGCAAGATGTTACCACAACTAATAATGCTAATCTAAACCAATCAAACTTTCAATATGCTAAAGACGTTAATGGTTTAACTAACAAGTCTATTGATGAGATTTGGCAAAGAGAAAGAGACATTATGAGTTTTGCTTATAACTCATCTGAAGGTGCTAAAGGTAGAGTCTTAAGTTTAATGTTAGCTGATAAGAAATTAGACTCAGTTAGAATGCAGTTAGATGCAGCTAATGATGATGCATTTACAGAAAATATAATGAGCTTAGTATTCGGAGGTGGTGGAATTGGTAGCTTATTTGGTGGTAAAGGCCTCTTAGGTAGTTTAGGCCTCTTTCAGTAACACCAATGTTGTTTAAATTAGTACTAGTTTTACTTTCGTTATTATTAATATTAAAGGAGATTGTCGATATGGCAGACCAACCAGGACCAAACTATGCTATGGGGCATAAGAGTATGTATGAAGGAGTGATGAAAAGATCACAGATTCCTATGAGTAAACCTTCAGGATTAGGCTCTAAAATACCGACAGCTGAAGAACAAATAGAAGATATAGATCTTGCAAGCATAGCAATCTATGAAAGATTTGCTGCTACAGTAGAAAAAAATATGCAGATGAGAGAAAGTTTTAGCAAAGGTTCAGTGACAGAGTCAAGTGGTCCTGCAGAAAGACCTCGTAAATATATCTTAGAAGGTTTATATAAAGAGAGGCCTAATAAGTATCTTAAAGATTTAAAGGATGAGTTTCCTAATTTAGGTTTAAAACAAATTAGTGCTATTATTGGAAACTTAGATCATGAATCTAAAGGGTTTACAAAATATTATGAAGAAGGTGTTACAGTTGGTGGTGAAGCTGATGCACAATGGACAGGAACTAGAAGGAAAGCCTTTAGAAAATTTGCAAAGGAAAATAATTTAGATCCTAGAAGTTATGAAGCAAGCAGAGACTTCTTAATATATGAATTAAAGAATGATAAGACACATGGTTTTGTTAATTGGCCTGAGTTAGATAGCTTTAATGATTCTTCAAAGAGTGCTTCAGAGTTAGCAGTATTATTTGAAGACAGATATTTAAGAGCTAAGACAAAGAGATTAGAAAGAAGAAAGAAACTTGCTGAACAATACTACACCGAGTTTAGTACGAGAAACATGGAGGAAAGATAATGCAATTTGAAAGACCAATTCCAGGTCAGTCTTTAACAACACCACCTAAGAGCGCACCTTTTGAAAGACCTCCAGAAATTGCTGATCCAGTAAAAGCATTAGACTATCATTTAGATATATTAGATAATCCTAAAGCTATAGAGGAAGCTATGTTTATGTTAAAGATGGGCATAGATTTAGTTTCATTAGTAGAAGGTATAACTAGAAATGCTGTGTTTGAGGGTGTGCATTCTGTAGATGTAAGCCTAATTATATCACCAGTTATACATGAACATATAAAAGGATACGCTGATTCACTAGGCGTAGACTATGAAGAAGGCTTTGAGGACAAAGACGAAGAAGAAAGATTGACGTATGGTAGAAGATTCTTACTTGCTAAAAAAGATTTAGCTGATGAAAAGCAAGAAGGTGAGGGAAATATGAGGGATGGTGAACGAACTTACTTTGAAGATTTTGAAACTGATGAAATAGATCCTGAAATGGTTACAACTCCTGACGATATTCAACTAAGAAAAACTCTTCGTGAGGGTCAAGGTGACATGGCATCTAATAAATCTAAAGGATTAATGGCGAGGGTATAAAATGAGACTAACAGCAAGAGGTATAAAAAATTATCAAGATAAAGCAACTGCTCGTCAAGATAAAAGAGAACAGATTATCATGGACTTATATGCTAAGACTGGTTCTACAGGGTTAGCAAAATTAATGAATAGTTCTACTGCTGATAACAGAGGCTTTATTCTACCTGGATTTAGAAAAAATAAAAAAGATATAGATTTTGCTGAGATAGATGAAGAGGGTTTAAATCCTGTTATCTTTAATGAGCAAGATGTTAGCTTATCAGAGGCAGGGTTTTTAGAAAAACTTAGGAAGGATTATAATATAAGTGAGGATGCAACAGCTAGACTAATAGCTAATGGAGACCCCACTGTCTTTCAGAGAATATATGAGGCAGCTAGTACAAAAGCTAGATATTACGCAGAAGAACTAGATATAGAGCCACCAGATAGTATTGTATCTGAGATTGTTGAAAATGCTGCAATTATAAATGCCAGTCCAACTGGTAAATTAGATATAGATAAAGTCGAAGCTTATATTGGCAGAGAAATGGACTCTGTTATGAAAGCTATGATACAGTCACAGAGTATGTCAAGAGGTCAAGTAACATTAGGTGATAACTATTTAAGAAAAGATGTAGGACCTGAGAAAGCTTCAAAATATATTGATGCAGCTGTTGATTATACAGTTATGTTTGCAGGACACGCTGAATCAAGAGTACGTGATGAGATTGAAAGACTGAGATTGATAGCACAACCTACCAATCAGAATCAAACAGGTCGTCAACTGACTGAAGATGAACTTGAACAGCAAAGATTTTTTATAGCTTATAGAGAACAACTAGCAGACTCTTTAGAGTATTACAAGGAAAAAGATAATCCTTTAAAGTTGTTTCAATTATATGGTGTTAGTGGTCTAATGTCAGAGGTTGAACGGTTGCCTAACTTATTAAACGAGCCTAATATTAAAAACTATATAGAGCTGTATGGTGGAATTGCAGGTAAAGATGGTAGAATGATATTAGAAATCCCTGTTTTTTCCGGGGAAGAAAATAATGTACAGGCTATATTATCAGAAGGATATAAACCATCATTAGTACCTGAGTTTAGACAGAGTTTTTTACATAAGTTGTTATATGGTGGTATCGTTCATAAGGATCAAGTTATCCAATTAGTAGGACCAGATGGTACTAAAATGGGTTATCCTTTTTCTAAAAATAAGAGATTCTAAATGGAAATAGATTGGAATAAATTAACATTAGAAACAAATAACTACCCAATACCTCTTACGGGTGGTACTGTAACTGGTCAAGAAGATGATGAACCTGTGCCTGTTCCTGTAGCATTAGATGGAACAGCCTACGAAGATCTTGATAAGATCTTTGCTAATGATTATAATAACGAACGACTAAATAAAGAACAGATACTTAATGATAAAAGACTTATCAACGTGATGAGGAATAACCTAACAGCAAGATATCAACCAGGAAACACTCTAACCAGAGCTAAAAGAGTTGGAGTTGGTTTATCAGGAGGAGACTTTGGTGGCATCTATGGTCGAGATTATAACACTATGGAACCTGAAAGGTTATTTGAAGTATGGCAAAATTATCAAAGATCTTTTAGTGCAGGTCAAACAGTTACTGTAGGTAATGAAATAGCTTACACAATAAATGCGAATGATGACACTAAAATTAAACTTGGTGCAGGTTATAAACTCTTTGACCAGATGACGAATGCTTTTACTGGAACTGGTAGTTGGGGAGAAATGGCTGATGCTACTTGGGACTATGCAAAAGCAGGTGCATATGATCCTGCAACTATATTAGGGCTTGGCTTTGGTAAGCTACTTGGTTTTGGTGCTACTAAAACTTCAGCTAAAGCTGCTAAAGTTTTAATGAAATCGGCATACACAAAAGCTATCAAAGAGGGGGCAACTAAAGCCAGTGCTAAAGCAATGATTGGTAATGCTATGAAGAATAGTTTACCTTTTGCTTTTATAGATGCAACTATTGGTGGTGGCATAGATGCTCTTTCTCAAATGCAATTACTAGATGTTGGAGTTCAAGAAGAGTATAGCTATGCTCAAACTGCTATCAATGCATTAGGGCAAATGCTTTCAATACCAATACTTACAGGCATGGGAGCAGGTGCAAAAGAACTTAGGTCCAGTGTATTTAAAGATACTTTCTTAGGCTATCAAAAGTTTGATACAGACCTACTTAATCTTGGTTTTGATGAAGCCAAGAAAAAGATGAAGGAAAGAATGAATACTAATGTTATTGTCGATGCAATGGATGATACATTTGGTTTAATTAAAGGTGACAGTAAAGACTTTTTAGTCTGGGATAAGATAAAAGAAAGATCAAAGAAAAAAATAAAAGGTCAAACAATCACACCCCAAGAACAGATTAATGCTTTTTATAGATACTTATTCTTAGGAAATCCGGGAGATAAAAACGGCAAAGGTAAAACTAAGGGATTGTTTGAAGCACTCAATGAAGCAGGTTTTGTGCCACACCCTGCAATGATAAAACAGTATGGTAATATTACTGGTGTATATGCAAATGCAATGAGAGAGTTTTTAGATCCAAAGCAAGTTAAAAAAATTGTAGCAAAATGGGAAGCTGAGACTAATACAAAATTAGATTTTAGTCAGGTAACTTATAAAAATAATGATCCTTCACAGCCAAGCATTAAGTATGTTCCATCTTCTAAAGTAACTCCACTAAGTTTATCTTCTCGTTGGGTATTATCCATAGGAGATGCAGCTGAAAGTTTATGGCTACCATCTGAGTTAAGTAGACTACAAAAGGCAGGGGTTGATGTTAGAGATGCGATAGACATTGCAGCTGGGAATGCAGGTAAAGAAAATAATCCTAAAAGATTTCAGTTTGGTTTGTCTGTTTATAAAAGATTGTTAACATCACACTTATCAACAACTGGTGCTAACTTAAAAGGTTTTGCAGGCTTAGTCAGTTTAAATACTTATGCAGATTTCTTTACTGGTGGTATTAATTTAGCTCAAAGTAAGTTCTATAAGTATGGATTAAACAGTCCTAAGAAAGCAGAAGAGTTTTATAATAAGTACTATGGTAGTGTGTATGGTGCTTTACGTAGGGGTGTAGATGTTATCTCACCAGATGTGCCTATTGAATATGCTGATCTAATATTAAATATGAATCCTAAACTTAAAGCTAAATTGTTTAGAGATATAGCAGGTGATGGTGGTGTAAGAGAATCCTTTGAGCATTTTAATTTAGACAAAGCAGACATGATAACTTTTGGTACTGGTAAAATTGTGGATGGTGTAACAAAGGGCGCACAAACTTTAACATTCGTTAGGTTGCAAGATGATTTAACTAAGCGTTGGGCATTTGGTACTAATATGAATCAATACATAATGAGAGATTATGGAATGACTCCGGAGCAGTTCTTTTCTCAGCAAGATGTATCATTAGAAATGGCATCTAAAAAATTTCAAGGGCTGTTAGATAAAGCTGCATTTAGAACTATGAGAGAAACTGCATCTGTTAATTGGTCAACACTTCCTGCTAATAATGCTATGAGAGCTGCAGCTAGACAGTTTGAAAAATTTACAAACACTACACCTGCAGGTTTCGTAATACCTTTTGGTAGTTTTTTAAATACTACTGTTGCTACTATGGGAGATATGACAGGTGTTAATGCTTTTAGGGCTGTCTATAGGGAGATGACTGGAAGAAAGCCTGACTTCGCTGAGTTAGAAGTATCAGAAGCTTTTGGTAAATTTGCTGCATCAGTAAGTTTAATTTCGTTAGGAGTGTTTGCTGCAAGAGATCGTATAGATCAAGGATTAAGTTATGCTCAAGAAAGAAACGAGGAAGTTTTACAAATAGGTCCTTATAGTATTGGTGGTGGTCAAGACATGGGAGACATAGAGGACAAAACTTATGACTGGCCTATGTCTACAATTAGATTGATGTCTCAGATTGCTGCACATGCTATGGGAGAGAGTAATAACATTGGTGATTTTGAATTTAGAAAAATACCCTCAGATCTTTTAAAAGAGTTAGCAGTACAAACAGGTGGTCAAGCTTTTAGAGATTTGGATATGGCAGGAAGTATGCTTAAAAATGTTGCTGAAAAACTAGCAGAAGGAGATGCAGGTCCATTCGTAGATTTTTTAGAGGGTTCAAAGAGTCGTATTATACAAGGCATAACTAGGCCTATGGATACACCTAATCAAATCATAGGCATGTTTACAGATTCAAACATGAACCCTAATTTTAAAGAGGGTGTGTCTTTACAAGGAGAAGCTGTAAAATATATTAATAATTTACCTGCTCTGTTTGGTATGGAACCTTTGACAGAAGGCTTAACAGATAAGGCAACACCATTTAGAGGTACTAACAGATCTTTAAATGCAAGTAAAAATGCTTTAGGTGTTCGTGTAGTAGAAGAACCTAACACTATGGAGCAGATGGTTAATGTTGCAGGAATGAAGTGGTATGATATTTTTAGAGTGGATGCTCCCAATAGTATTAAAAATCAAATGAACCAAATAGCATTTCCATTCTTTGAGTTTAGAGCTGACCAAGCACTTAGAAAAAACCCTAACTATTTTGATCTTTACCCTGACGTACAAAAAGAAATACTAGTGGATATAGCACGTAAGGTTAAGCAAGATGTTCTAGCACAAATGGAAGCATCTGTTCCAGAAGCTATTAATATTATGAGAGTTCTTGGTAGCAAAGACGATAAAAAATTGAAGGGAATATTGAGAACCCTACAATTAGAAGAAGATAACCTAGAAGACATTATGAAAAGGCCAGATGCTTTAAAAGTTTTAAAGACTATCCAACATCTTTTAGATAACTATGGTGAGTATGATGGGGTTGATAAGTTTTTTGACTAGTCTTCTTCGTCTAACAAACTATCTGCCCAACTGTAGGCTTCCCTAGCTACTTCTACTTTATCTATTTTACCCCTAGCAATTAGACCCGACATTGCTTGTCCTGCAAGATAGCGTCTAGTCGTTAGGGGTTTTGCTTTTTTAGTAGGCCTTACTATTCTTAACCTACGAAAATTTCTAGCTTCCTGTTCCAGATTTTTCAACTTCATTTCTTTGTATCCACCTATCTCTTAGTCTATTTAAATACCATATAGCTTTGTCTATATCTTGAAGTCCATTCTTATACTCACATCTCCACACATACTTTAATACATTTGCAGCATGTGGTGCTATGTCTCCAGACATATTCTCTGTCATAGCTTCTATAGCAGCAATACATTCTAAACCACCTCTATTATAATGATTAGGATTATTAACTGGGTCATGCTTCATATTACTATACTTTCCTTTAAACAGTTCGCCCTGAGCTGAATTACATACTGTACATTCAGGACATCTTAAATCATCATCTAAAAAGTTACCACACATAGCACAGATTTCATCAGCATTTATTGATGGCATATTACACTCCTATATCTACAATTTCACATGAGTCACCACTACAAGCCATTGTCTGACTGCCTGATGTAGTGTCACCTTTTTCGTAGTCTTTTAGTTGACTCCAATTTATTCTGGTATTCATCTTAGAAAGCATATCATTATACTCATCTTCTGTACACTCTTGATACGGTGCTTGTTGGTATACATGATCAGAGTGAGGCAGAAATGATACACCTGACATCTTGTCAAAGTTCTTAAATACAAATGCACCTACATCAAACCACTCATCATCTTTAACAGTGACAGTGATAGATGGTTTATGCTCACACCAATGCTCTTGATAGATCAACCACACACGTAGTTGCTCTAATGCTGACATCTCACTTCTTAATGTAGAACCTCTAGGTGATTTCATGGGGAAACTAAACACAGTAGTAGTATCAGGTTTCATAACACATGGTTCACTAGGTACATCTTGATCTATCATAAACTTAGTAAGTGGATCTTTGTTGTCACCACGTACAGTCCTGATATAATACTTGGAATGTCTAGCATGAATACCACTGGCAGAGTCACAGAGTTGTGATACAGTACCACTAGGTTTGACACAAGTAATAGCAGTACTCTCTTCTATACCAAACTTCTTAGCAAACTCTTTATTAGTATCAATAGCAACCTGCTTAAACTTTGGTAGTCTCTTATCCATATTAACTAAGTTACAGTTAGTATGTATGTTGTCCATGATACCTGTAAGACTTACACCTAACAGTCTTTCTTCTTCAGTATTTTTTGTCCAGATCTTTCTAAGATATGGGAAGTTTGTAAGAGTAGACTGTGCAGTACCTAGTATAGTAGCAATCCTAATCTTTCTTTCTATATCCTCATCTTTATCATTCTCTTTTACTACTACTTCAGTAAGGTTACAAAACTGATGAGGTCTTAGTATTATTTCACTACAAGGGTTAGTACCAAAGTCATAACTAGCATCTCTTCTACCATTCTTTGCAGCTTGTCTCTGTGCTGATACTCTATTGAAGATACCACGCTCACCTGACTTGGACTCAACAAGAGAAGTCCACTCTCGTAAGAATGTCTCAGAGTCTGGTTTGTCTGTATAAACGACAGAGTTATTAGACAATGCCATGTGTGGTGCAGTCTCCCACCACTGTCCTGTCTTAGCGTGACGCATACGGATATCAGAAAGGTTAGAAAGACTAATCATTGCTGATCTACGTACACCACCTACCACTACAATCTCACCTATCTTACACATGATACTATGGCACTCGTAGCTTGTAAGCTTTCTACCTATCGCACCTTTGAACATGTTGATTGTGAACTTGAACAATTCAATAAGTGGCCCCGGACCTGAAGCTCTACCACCAAATGTTTTTAGTCTAGCACCTGCAGGTCTAACAAGACTTGTATCATAAGTAGGTATCTCACCTGCATAGAGTAGTGCAACAAGCATACGGAAAGCTCTAGCCCAACCCTCTTTACTATCTTTTACAATAATAGTAGTTTGACCATCAGTTAGATCGTCAGGTATCTCAGGTAACTTATCAATGTATTGTCTCTCAACAGAGAATCCTACACCTGTACCACAGAGAAGGATATACATAGCTTCATCGAAAGACTTGGGATCATCTACAGGAAGATAGCTACAGTTATAACCGGCTGTGTTGTCTCTGTCTAATGCCTTACCTGCAGTCATCAAGGCTCTCATAGATGGCATAACATCTAGACTATGTACAGCATCCCATATCTCTTCAGCAGTGTCTGTATCTAAACCCACCTTCTCTGCCATGTAGTCTACATAACGACTTACAGTCTCACTCCACGTTTCTCTTCTCCCTTCATCGTCAAGCCATCTTGCATAACGAGAGGTAGCAATAAAATTTTGATAGTCTGTTGGTAGTGCATTGCTCATCTATTATCTCCTGACCCTTTTATCATATTTCTTTCTCTTCTGTCGTGTAACTTTTCAATATTTACATCCATAACAGTTTCTAAATCAGAACCTATGTGGTTAGTTAAAGCAGTAACATAAAACAAAACATCGCCAAGTTCTCTGATAACATCTTGTTTTGAAAACTCTTCGTCCCTAAAAAACTTTTTAATTTTATCTGCTACTTCACCTGCTTCTCCACACAAACCTAATGAGTTCTCTGTTAATCTAACATCACCTGATGTAATAATTAAGTCCTCTACTAAATCTGCATATGCTTTTAACTTATCATACTTAACTTTCTCGCTCAATCCAG